CTAGGGCATATTGCACTCGGCGCCGATCTGCTCAGTGAGAACTGTAAGGGATTGCTGAAATGCGGCCGCAAATTCCTGGCCGCCGTCTCTCTCGTGACTTTGAGCGATCGAGGGGAGCAATCTGGTCCACGTGTCGAGCAGAACCCCCGGATCTTGGTGTGTTAGAAACGAAACCCGCAGCGCATACTCCATTGCCTTTAGGTAGCCGCGGTGCATCTCAAGCACGGCCTCGCATGCACGGAGGCGATCAAGGATTTCTGTGATTTCGGAGGTCATGGCAGTCTGGACAGGAAGGGGAGTGGAAGGCGATAGTCTGCGAACATCTAAGCGAGCCCGCTATGAGCATCCTCAACCTTCTGCTCACTCGTGACCACCTTGTCGTCGCAGTGGATACCCTTGCAGAGGACGCGATCACAGGGGCACATTCCGCAGGGGCAAAGCTGCTGCTGATCCCTCAGCACAACCTAATGCTTGCTACGCGAGGTTCTACGCAATTCTTCCTCCGAATTTATGAACTGGTACTCCAGGCCAGCTTCCGGGCAGATTTCACAATGGAACAGCTATCTGCTGAGTTGGGGCTGGTGGTGGACCAGCTGTGGCCGAACTACGAGAGGGCGGCCGTCGAGGCGGGATTACCGATCGAGCAGCTCGGAACCGAGTTGGTGCTTGGTGGCTGGTCGCCGAAGAACCGTCGGATGATGGCAACGGCATATGCCAAAAATGACAGCCAGCGACCTTGCGTGGTCCAGTCGATCGGGGGGCAGCTGGCGTCGCCAGGCGAACCGCTCCGAGCCGTAACGCCCAGCATGGCCCAGACGGATCTCCTGGCCCATGCGCGTTTGCAGGCCAGCTACCTCAACGAGCAGTTGGGGAGGCAGGTGGCAGGAGGGCGGCTGCTCGTTGGATTCCTGCAGAAAGGGCAGGCCGTACTCAAGGATTTGGGAGGGATTTAGGTAGTGGCACCGCACTGGCTCGGGCTGCGATCCGGTCCTGCCTCACCCCATCTCTGCCGGAATCGTGGAACTGACCTCCAATGAAATAGTTGAGGTAACTCCTGGCGCGACCGATGTGCGGCCGGGAATGCGTTCCAAGTTAAGTCGTGACGCTAAGGGCATTTGGCCGCAGTGGCAGGCCTCACCCAGGCATGAGTCTAGGTAAAACCCCTTAATCGTATCGACCATCAGCAGTCAGACTCACGGGGCCGCCTATTCGGCCGAAAAATCGGGCAAAACAGCAATGGCAAACATCGCAACTTCGATCCACATCGAAAACAATGACTTGCTCTCTCTGTGCGAAGATTTCTATAGAAGCCTCGACCAGGTAGCCAAAGTTGCAATTGGCAGCACATACACGCAAGAACTTTTGTCGCTGGTCGAACTCAGCGGGTTCGCTAGGCTAAGCGACGATTTTCCTGATGGCTACACAACCATCATAAGCGCTGATGACCTCAGTGCGTATCTTCGAGGCGGAGAGTATGGCGAGATGGTACGCAGGCAGTGCGTTGTAAGCATCTGCGCATGCACAGAGGCTTTCGTAAGCTCGCTGTTCCCAATCATGGGGCTAGAAGAGTCAGATGGAGAAAGGTATGGCGAGTTCGCAAAGGAATTTAATGTTGATGTGCAAAACGGCAACAAGGTGCTCAGGAAGATCTATTACATCTACAAGCATCTCAAGCTGGCACTAAAGTTTGAAACGTCCAACTGGGAAACTACGCAGTGCCCACGCATGTTGGACGAGATGTTTACGATTCGGCACACCATAGTCCATTTCGGCGGGATGGTGAAAAAGCCGGCGCACCGCGAAAGAATTGGCAGGTTATTTAGGCCCGATGGCGACGAATTGTCGCTCAGCCCGAATTCAATTGACGACTTCATTCATCGTGCGACCATAAACCTTCATGGCCTTATAAGAAAAGTTGATGCATACATCACTCATATCAACAAGAATGAATGACAAAATGCTCAACTGGGCGCAAGTTCCGCTTCACGATTATTGCACGCCAGAAGTGCGGGCGTGACGGCGTTGCTCTAGAGGTGGCGAGCAGTCATGTCCGTAAGATCGCATAGGCAATTCGATGCCGAAGCCATAGCCTTGGTGCCTGTCTCAGTCAGTGCGACTGACCGGGGCTATAGTGAATGACGCTAGGGGCGCCCGATATGGCGCGGCACATTAGTGACTCAAGCAATGGGGCAGAAGGCATGAGGAGTCATGAGTACGTCCTGCTGGACGGGATCAGTCGAGCGAAGATCGGCCGTTACTTGGGGACTGCGGCAGCCGCCATTTCAGCGGGCATTGTCTACTTGGTCCTGCGGGTGATCGATCTGGCCGCAAGGTACGGCCTACCTGCGCACCTGACGCCCTCGGTAATGGCGCTCATCGGTGCGGGGGCCGTGTACCTGATCCTCTATTGGCTATTCGACCGCCACCTCTGGCGAATTCCTTGGCTGTCACGGCTGCTGAAAGTCCCCGATCTGCAGGGGCAGTGGCGCTGCGAGGGGACTTCGTATGGCGGGGCGGACGATGCGTCGGCGCGAGACTGGACCGGTACGGTGTCTATTGCCCAGAGCTGGGATCGATTACGAATTCGCTTGACCACCGAGCAATCCGGGTCCGATAGCGTGGTCGCGGCACTGATGCACGATGAAGCTGGTGGCTACCGGTTGTTTTATAACTATCGCAATGATGCGCGTATCGATCAACCTAATCTTGCCAATCACGTAGGCTTCTGCGACATGACTGTCAGCGCGGACCAACAGCAGGCCGAAGGTGACTATTTCAATGGTCGAGGGCGTGCGACCTACGGTCGAATGCGCTGGAGGCGCCAATCATGACCGCAATCGATCATCGGCTCCAGAAGCTGCGCGCCCGGCGATCGGGTGCTGACCGCTCCGCCGCAGTTGCCGCGGATCAACAGGTCGAGATCCTCCGCAAGCAGCTCTTGGGGGAGGCCTATGAGCGGCGGGCCGGGGGCAAACCATCCACCCGCTACGCCTTGGGCGCCATGCAGGAGGTCGATCCCGACTACACGCGCATCAGCGTCGAGACCGCCAGCCGGGTCGAGAACCAACTGCGACAGCGGTTGGCGGCCGAAGGACTCGGCACCACCTATCGTTTGCAGGGTTCGGTGCCATTAAATGTGCATATTCGGGGCGTCAGCGATGTGGATCTGCTGACGATTGGGCTGGGTTCGTTGTATTACGCGCCAGGCGGTGTTCGGGCCCAGCGCGGAGCTTACTCCCCGCCGGTTCGCGACACCCTGCTGTTGCTGCGCGATCTACGTCGCACGAGCGAGTCTGCCTTGCGCGCCGCCTTTCCGGCAGTCGACGTAGATGCGACCAATGCAAAGGCCGTCAAGCTCAGCGGCGGCTCGCTAGCTCGTCCTGTCGATGTCGTCCCTGCGGTGTGGTGGGATACGTTGCAGTACCAGCTTAGTGGACTGGAATACGATCGTGGCGTCTCTATCTACCACAAGTTCGACCACGTTACGATCGACAACTTGCCATTTCTCCATATTAAGCGGGTGTCAGACCGAGATATTGTGGCGTTCGGCGGCCTCCGCAAAGCGATCCGGCTATGCAAGAACGTCAAAGCCGACGCAGAAGAGGAGGGCACGATGATCGGCTTATCCAGCTTTGAGATCGCCGGCTTGCTCTATCACGCGGACCTGGCCGCACTGCGCGCCGGCGCGCAATGGGAGCTGGCAATCCTGACGGAGGCGCAACGGCACTTGGATTGGTGCTATCACAATCCCACCGAGGCTCAAGCGCTGATGACGCCCGATGGTTCGCGGCGCATCCTGGATACGCCCGAGAAAGCTGCCGCGCTGTGGCGACTATCAATGGAGATGGACAAGCTGTTGCGGCAGGTGGCGCGGGAACAGGATTCGACCCTGTACATGCAGGAATCCCCCAGCCTGGAGAACAGTCGACGCGCGGTGGAGCATGTGATCGTCCAATAGGAATTGCGCGCCCCAGTCGTAGTGGCATCGAGGACCAAGGGCCGGCCCGCGACTATCAAGCAGGCCCGCGGCCGCGTTGGTGTTGACGGCGCCGGCCCGGAGGTGGTCGACCGCTGACCGCAGCCCATGGTCGGTCATGGTCATCAAGGCGGGCGGGACGATGCCCTGACGGGCAGGGCGGCTTTCGCCGCGACTGCCAAGGCAGTCAATCCGAAGTTGACTTTATTGAGCGTTCCAGCATTCGGGCCGCCGGATTCGTTTCGGCTGCACCGGCTTGATAGTAGCCAATTACACTCACCACCGATCGGTGATCGGTCATTGCCATGATGGCTGGCAGGGCAATTCCTTGCCTAGCACCTTCCGTCACGAAACCCGATCGTAGGCTGTGACCGCCAAAGCTCCCCACCAACCCGGCAGCGCGTGCGCGATTCTGGATGATGGTGGCCACCGACTTCGGTGACAAGCCGGCCCCAACTTTCCCGCGTGTTAATTGGCGGAAGAGGGCACCCTCCTGCAGTCCAGCCGCTTCGATCCAGGTGCGAAGCGCTTCGGCCGGTGGACCTAACAAGGGCTTGTCCGGCGAGCCGCCTGCTTTGACGCCCTCCTGAAGCGTTTTACCGACATCCAGGTGGTAGAGGTACCCGCCGTCGATCGGCGCAAGCTTGCTCAAGGCGGCATGGGCCGTCTCGCTCCGCCGGCGCCCACCACTGGCGAAGGCAAAGTAGAGCAGGGCACGATCACGTTTCCCAACAAGATCGTCCTCACAGGTCGCAATCATCGCCATCAATTCGGTCGCAGTGATCGCCGTCTTCTTGCTCGGCCGCTCGCCGCGCTTATGTGCGGCGCGACGGCCCTTGGCCAACAGCTGCCGAACCTCGCTGCTTTCGCAGGGATTGGCCAGCTTGAGCAATTGATGGGCGCTGGAGAGCACCGCAACGCGGTGGACGATGGTCGACAGCTTGAGCGGTCCTTGGCGCTGCTTGAATTTGCCTTCTACCAAAAGCGCATCCAGTGTCGGCGGCAGCTCCCAGGTCAGGGCGTCGCCTGAGCGCCGGGCCAGATGATCGATGATGAACTGGATCACGCAAGACGCGTCGACCGGCATGGCGATGACCACTCCGTAGCGGCCTTGGTACCAGGCCGCCCAGTAGCGCAATGCGGTGGCGTAACTGCGCGTGGTGTTGGCCGAGGCCGCTTCGGCGAAGACTTCGCGTACCGCGTCCGCCGAGGACTGCGAGAGCTGCGCCACGGTCGGTTTGGCAGGAGCCGCGGTGGTCAGAGTTGGCAGGAGGTCGCTCATAAGTGATTGAAAATATAGCGCAAAAATCTCCCGAGTTCCGATAAATATATCTTATCGGAACCATCAAAGAATAGGGCGGGGCAGCCATTTTCGCGACGTGTATCACACTTGCTATGATCGCGCCGACACACTGAGTGTCACACTCGAAGGATCGAAATGGCCGTCTATGTAGTGACCTGGAACTTGAACCGCGAAGCGAACTACGAAGCAAAGCGGACAGCGTTTCTGAACCACCTGAATCGGCACGAAAACGTCGCCGATCCCGGCCTTGAGACCGTGCGATGGATCTCAACGAGCCTATCCGCCGACGCTCTATGCACCGATCTCAGGCAGCGTCTTGATGGGAACGACCGGATCTTTGTCACCCATGTCTACACAGGCAGCCACCAAGGCTACCTATCCAACACGACCTGGGCATGGATCAATCAGCGGCTGTGACCCTGAGGGACGTATTCAGTGGCGCCTCCCAAGGCACCACTATGGTCCTCGCCACAGCTGGAACTATCGCGATCCCGGCAAAAGAAGATGCTGGCCTTGGAGACTGCCGTAGCGTGACGTACATCTGCCATCAGTCATGCAGCCCCGAGCCCGCCATCGGACAAACTCAAAATCAAAGAGCGCGCCCCTGCAGATCTCGGTTTAATCAGGGCAGGAAGCGCGGGCCTGCAGGCCCAGATTAGCCGCACGCGGAGCGGCGCGCGATTTGCCAAGGCTTGCTCCCCCAGCGCCCAGAATCACCGATACGCAGACCGCGATCTTCGCCGGTGGCACAAGGGTTCACTCGCAGGTTAAATTGAGCAACCACCAACCGAGACTCTTGGGGCAACTTGTCTGCCGTTCGATCAAATCTGGGGCATCAGTTTCGTAGCTTCGTCGAATTAGGGGCGCCTTGATGGGAGTTCCGTCAAATGTGGGGCGACTTTCCGTAGAAAATGGGGCGACTTTTCGTAGTAGGTGGGGCGACTTCTCCCCGTCAATCAGCAGTCATCAGCCCAGCCATTGCCATGCGGAGGACACGAAGGCTGCGGCCGCCCGATACAGCATTTCGCATAATGTATATTATGTTCGAAGCATCTGGGCCAGACTGGCACGGAGCTTGCCTCGACCCTCGGCCCTGCTGTGGCATGGAGCCTGATTGTGCGTGATCGCAACCTAACCGGCCCTTGGGCCGGTTTTTCGTTTAAGGCCGGTCGACTGGTCACACCCGAAGGCCGTGAGCTGGAACCGCAGGATCTGGCTTGGCTCTCTCTGCTGGCAGCACAGGCGCAGGAATGGCGTCGGATGATGGAGATTGCCCGAGGCGGCCAGAAACGGCCGTTCGGGCGTGCCGGTATCGTTGACCTGGCCGAGGTCGCCCATCGTCGCGCAAAGCGGTCTTCGGGGGTGATGGCTGGTCCTGACGCCGATCCTGTGGCGGGTGTCCTGCCAGTACCGGGGCCGAGGCCTCGCCAGCGCGTGTGAGGCGCTTCCGTAGGGGCGCTGCCCCTACACCCCGGCTACAATGCGCTCAAGACGCCTTGGGGGACGTATGGAACGCGAACGACCGGAATACCTGCCGCCTATCGAGCGGCGCCGCTGGTACTTCCCGTGGCTGGTCACAGGGTTTCTGACGGTGATAAGCCTTGCCACCATCGGTGTACTGACGCTTGGACGCACCAACAGTGCATGGAATGAGCGTTTTGAGGGGCTGCGACGCACCGCTGATGCTGTCGAAACAGCGGCCCCTACACAAGCCATGCAGCAGCGTGAGGTCGTAGCAGCACCGGTTGTGACGCCTTCCCGCGCACGTCCCGAGCAGCTGGGCCGTGATATGCGATGCATCGACGGCATGCTGTTCCGTCGCATCGAAGGCGGCTGGGAAAATCTACCGGGCTCGCGATGCGGCGACCAGCCGACGATGAACGTCCAGTGCTTCGCAGGAAAGCCGTACAGGCAGATGGCCGCTGATGGTGGCTGGGTGCTTTCTCCGAACGACCGCTGCCCGTGATCAGTCACACAAATCAGAAGCTGGCCTGATACGGCGGCGTTTCGGGGAACGTGCCCAGCGGGCGCTTGCCAACTGCAATCAGGGTGCTCCCGTTCGCCGCGGCGGTGGTCGGCTGTGTCTCGCTCGCGCTCGTCACAGGCGACCCCGCCGCAGCCCTTATGCGCTCGGTAGTTGAATCGGACTGTTCGCCGAACGGATCCACGGGCCAAGTGGTCGCGATGATCTCATGGCCTTTCGCTGACAGCAGCACACCAAACTCTGTCCGTTTTACGGACCAGCCCAGCGCCCACAGCTGCTCCGTAGTGAATCTGTCGAGCACCTGCCCTCCCCCCGATGCTCGGAACTCCACGATATCCCGGTGCCCGTACCAACCTGCGTGCCGCGCCCTGGCATTGGCCGCCATGTCGAGGATGTACTGCACGCCTGCGGGCATTTTCTCCTTGGACTTCGGGGTGTCCACCACCTTCGTGACCACGGTGGCCGGCTGTGCGCCGGGCGCTTGCGCGATTGCCGGAATCGCGGCTTTCTGCGACTTCACAACCTCTTTCAGCTTGCTTTCCTCGCCGGTTGAGCCACCAGCGAAGAAGAATCGCAGGAACATGACAACGCCGATAACGAGTGCAAGCCCCATCACGATTGAGGGCCCCCGCAGTGTCTTCCACAAGGTGCGGGTGTTGCCCTTGTAGACCTCGTTTGACTCAATGCCCGGCTGCACGCCGTGGTAAAGCTCCCAGATGGCCGGATCGTACTTGCGAACCTCGGTGCCTACCGTCTCGTACTTGCCGGTGCCGGTGGCGGCGTAGAACCTCACCGAATAGCGCTGATCGGAGCCCAGCGCATCGAGCTTGGTATACGTGTTCTTCTTCGCCATGCGGCGAATGATCAGCCGGTGCAGGTCTTTGCAGTCCTGCGAAATGATCACCATGTCCAGGCTAATGTGGCCGTGCTTCGCGAAGAAGTTGGCCGTGCGCTCCGGCAAATTGGCCCTGTTCGTGGGCCAGTACTCATGCGCCTCATCGATCACGACTAGAGCATGCTTCTCGATGTGCGGGAACGAGATAGCGCCGTCGTTGTCCGTGTCGCATACACACCAGTCAACCACCTCCTTGTCGCCCATCACGTGGACAAGATCACGCACTTCTTCCTCAGGCATCCCGAGGTGAGCCGCAATCTTGTCCAGCCTCTCACCTACGCCGTTAAGGCGCACGTACACGTGCCGCTTAGCGCGCAGCGCGGGCAGGATGTGGTGGAGCACTGCCTCGTAGCTCTTGCCGCTGCGCGGCAACCCTTCATGGCCGAAGATCATTTCGTTACGTCCACTGGAATACGGTCAGGAACACCCGCACAAGGCGGAAAATAAGGGCTGCGGTCAACAGCGCGATTGCCTCTCCGACACGCAGCTGCCCGACTATGAAGGCGGTCCATGGGCCGGCCGCATTGAGCATCGCGCAGAAGCTGATTTGCGTAAGGAAGTCCGGTGCCGGGATCAGGTACACAATCGCCTTCACGAACGACAACACGAGCTCGATGAAGTCCGTTTGCAGGTCCGTCATGAAATCGGAGAAGTCCGCCCACAGCGACGTGATCTGCTCCTTGGCCCATGCGGTGATCGCAGTAATCGGGCTCACGCCTTCGGCATACGCCCATGATGCCGACAGCGCCAACACAAGAAGCGCTGCAGCCAACACGATCAGATGTTTCCGATTCATAGCAGTGCCCACCTCAGGGCAACAACGCCCATGCCCGCAAGGAAGACAAATCCGGCGTACTGGAAAAGCTGCAGCAATGGCCCGCTGCACAAGCTGCTCAGATCGAACTTGCCGACGTACTGACCGCCATCCCATGTTGCTGTGGGACAGGAGCCGCCTGCGCCGGTGCAATTTCCGAAGAACCCCTTGACCTTGGACAGGATCGGCGCGCCCTCAATGGCGGTCTTGAACTCGGCCAACACCTTCTGCACCGTCTTGCCGGACTTCTTGTAGAGGCGCCCTGTCGTCGGCCCCGCCCCGCCGCCCTCGCCTCCTTCGCCACCATCACCGGGGCCGGGACCGGGGCCCGGTCCTTCGCAGCCTGCAGGGTCTTTGCAGTCGCCGTCGCCATCGCCCGGACCAGTTCCGCCACCGCCATCTCCACCACCTGGGCCGGTACCACCACCGCCATCACCGCCGCCGTCACCACCACCATCGCCACCGCCGTCACCGGGGCCGGTTCCGCCGCCGTCGCCCCCGCCCTCGCCGGGATCGGCTATTTCAGGCGGCGCCAATTCGTTGGCTTTGCATGTGTCGCCGGAGGGCGTATAGAGGTGCCCGGTAGGTGATCCGGCGTAGATACTGTCGGTGTACTTGCACCCGTTATGGCAGACGGCACCGATTCCTGATTTTTCACCCTTCCAGCCCGTTTCCTCTGGGCGTGCACTGCACATGGTCTTAAAGCCGCGCCTGACTGACGCATACACACCACTAGTATCCTTGGATGGCCGAACAAACCCCATGTAAACCGAAGCACCGTCCAGCTGCACATGGGGTGTCCATCGGAGTCCAGGCGATGCGTTCTCGCGCGCGGCGGTTTCCGTTGCTGCGGCCCATGCTGCCGAATAGGCGGCACCCTGATCACCACAGTCCGCGTACTTAACATCGGGGCTGGATGAGCATCCCGCGGTCTGCGCCGCGACAGAGAAGGCCGGGCATAAGCTCACCAAAGCGATAAAGACGGCCGTGAGGAGGTATCGGATCACTGACTGGCCTCATTGAATGCCAGGGCAACAGCGTGGCCGGCCAGTCCACCGATAAACGCAAACACCATGCACACGAGCATCGTCAATCCTCCCTCTCTGGCGCGCCGCAGTAGACGCATTCGCCGCCGTCATAGTCGTGGCCGGTGTCACCACACACGGCCTCCTCCACCTCGCCTGCCTCATCGTCGGCATGTTCGTCGGCGTCTTGGTCCTCACGGTCTTCAAAGAAGCCCGCGACCTTGTCAACACACCACCGGCCAAACCACGGCAGTGCCATAAGCGTCCCTGCTGCCACGATTGCGGCGACCGCCTGAGCGACAGACAGCCCGAGAAACACTCCACTGAAATCCATCACCCACCCCCTAATAGTCGATGACGGTGCGGCACTCCGTACACCACAGGTTGCCGTCGTCCAACACGATCACGTCATCACCGCCACACTCAGGGCACCAGTCGTCCTGGCATTCGTCGGTGTTGAGGTCATCGGGCTGTGTCTGCATAGGAATCGGGGCCGGTTTCCCAGCCCCTCCCCGTCACGATTCGACCGCGATCAGCGGAAGAAGGTCGCGACCTTGTTGGTCGCCCAGCGGGCGAAGCCCGGGGACGCCTTGATGGCGCCTGCGCTGATGATTGCGCTGACTGCGCTGGCGGCTGCGAGGCCGGTCAGAATGTCGCCGAAGTCCATTGCACTGCTCCTTGGTTATGCGCGTTGTGCGCGTTGAATGGGGTGGTCAATCCCGCTCTGTACTGACCGACTTCACGACGGCGCCCACGATGTAGCCGAGCACGTTCAGTGCAAGAACTAGCGTGAACACCCCCGAGAACCAGCCAGTGGCCACCTCAGGTTCGGGCCACTGGAATAGATCGATGAGAATTGAGGCCTGTGCGTGCTCTGCTGCTGACACAAGCACATACCCACCACACTGCGATGCAGGCTCCCCGGTGGGTACGAGCGTCCCCTCAGCCGTCAGAGACACGCACACGGCCATGACTTAAGCCTGCGCGGTTGCGCGCGGTGCAGCCTTGGGCACCATGCGCAGGACGGTGAACTTGCTCAGCGAGGCGACGCCCTTGTTGACCTGCAACATGGATTCAACATCGAGCTCGTACTCGCCCTCGGGGTAGCCCGGCTGGCCCTTGTCCAGGCGCACGTCGAACGGGTAGGCAAAACCACCGGTTTCCAGCTTGGCCTTCTGCTTACGGGTGGTGTATTCCACGTTCTCGCCAGCGTCGTTCTTGAAGCTGCCGCCGCGTTCGTCAATTTCGTTCTTGAGGACGGTGACCTTGATGCTCATGTGCTGTTACCCCTTTGAGGTTGGCTGTACGGCCGCGATTTCGGGCCAGTGCGCTGCTGTGTCACCTGTGACCCACTTCGGCAGCGATGGCGAAGTGCAGGATTCGATTACCGCCCGCAATGCCTGATCGTCAGGGCAGTTCTTGGCGATGAAATTGAGGGCTGCGCCGTACTGGCGGCGGATGTGGCGGCGAACACTCTTCCACGTCGCCTCAACGGCGGCTTTCGTGATTTCGATGCGCGTGGCAACGCAGCGCAGAAAGGACAGGACCGGATAGGCACCCAGCAGGTAGGAGGCCGGGTCACGCAGAATGTCGAGCGGCAGTTCCTTACGGTTGGAGTTGCGGAACTGCGCCTCATAGCGCACCCACGGCGAACTCTTGTCGCCCTGCTCCCTGCCCTTCTCGTAGACGCGCAGCTGCTTTTCCGACTTCTTACCGCCGACGTAGAACGTCTTGCCGTCACCGCTGTCGTAGTCGTCCACCAGCTGCGCCTTGGGGCGCTGACCACGGTTGTCGAAGTCGCCATTGGCGTACCACTTCTGCGCCATACGCAATGGGTAGTCGCCCACCAGGTCATCAGCGCACACGTCGACGCGGGTGATCCTTCCGGCGCAGCTTTCGAGCTTCGCTCGAAGCTCCAGCCACCGCTGCGCATGGCCGCAGCGCGCTGCGCCTATGGCCTTGCATCCATCACCCGTTAGCTCGATACGGGCGGTATACGTGCCATCGGCGCGGCGGCAATCTTCGCCGCCCAATTCGATCATGCCAACGAACTTCTTGGCTGCGTCGATGATCTTGATTCGCCACGTGTAGAAGCGACCGCCGCCCACGGTTTCATCAAGTTCAAGGCCGAGCCCGGCGAAGAACCAGCAGAACACCTGCAGGGCCGCGATGCGGGCGTTGTCCGGGGAGAACTCGATCCACTGGCGGACCTCTTCGAAGCTGTCGCCATCACGGAACGCGAGTTCGTCCAGCGCTGCGCGCAGATCGATGGAAGCGGAAAACCAGTCAATGCCGACCGTCAGGGTTCCCTCGGGGTTCCTGAATTCACTGACTCCCCTGTTAGACGAGGGGAGTCCCGACCCGGCCAGCACCGCGCGTTCACCGGCCATTGGAGCGGTCCTTGCCGAGCTTCCGCAGGCGACGAAGCCCCAACCATGCCTGCTCGATCACGATGGAGAGCAATGCCACTCCCAGACAAACGGCGATGAGCGCGGCGCACCCCGCAAGACCCATATCGAACTCCACCAGTTCGGCGAATGAGGGAAACCTACTCATGCGGCGCGCTCCTGCTCTTCGGCGTAGCGAGCAGCGGCCAGAAGATCACCGCGCTTGGTGGCGGCAATCTCAGCCTTCGCGATTGCGATGACCTGGGCTTCGCGGGACTGCTGCGAGGCGGTGTAATCACGCCGGTCGAGCAGCCACGAAACGAGCTTTGCGCCACCGATGGACACGGCCACGCCGGCCGCCAGCAGCACGAAGGTAATGAGCGGATCGATCATCCCTGCTCCCCTGCCCCAAGCCCCAAGGCGACCCGCCAGCGGCCTTGGGGTGCCGGTGGCGGGGTGTTTAGCCACGCCAAACACGGAGGCATGTATAGTCCCGCTATACACCCCTGTCAAGGATTGCTAACCATGGATACCGCCAACGATCTGCTTGACAAAGTGAAGGCCGCTTGCAACTTCCCGTCCGACAACGTTTTGGCGCAGAAGATCGGACTTACGCGAGCAATGGTCAGTTCGTGGCGACATGGGCGCCATCCGATCCCGGATGAGCGAATTGCGCAGATGTGTGCCTTGGCAAAGCTCGATGGGCCAACGTGGATTGCCATGCTCCACGCGGAACGTGCGCAGACTGCGACTGAGCGTGCCTTGTGGCGTCTCATGCTGGACAGGCTGAGCGCGGCGGCTGCGGTCGTCGCGCTGGTGGCGCTGTCGTTGCCCAGCATCGGAAACGCAAAAACCGGCCAAAATCAGGCGGTTAGCGCGGGTCTACTGACCCATTCTGTATATTATGTTACCAAGAGGTCTACCCATACGAACCCCAATCAGTCCAGTCCTGGCCGCACGCTGCTCCCCTTCAAGCAACCCTCCCAACGCCCGCAGAACCTGGCTCCACGGCGCCAACTTCTCACCCAGCATGCAGGCCCGCCGGTGTAG